ACCCCGTCCAACTCTCTCATTATGAAGTCAATAGGGATACCTAATTCGCATGACAGACCCGACCTCAGAGGGCTCCTCCGAGAGCCCTTCTTTTTTACCCCCATCTCCCACACTCGACATTGAACCACCATCGGATAACATTGCGGAGATAGTTAGGCGTCCGAATCACTACGCCAAGTTCGCGGTCGAGCCGGTGACCTTCATCATGCTCAATGGTCTCGAGTTCTGGCGCGGCAACATCGTCAAGTACGCGGTGAGGGCCGGCCACAAGACCTATGATGGCATGGACCCTATCAAGTCCGAAATCACCGACCTCGAGAAGGTTCGCCGGTACGCCGAGATGCGGATCAACCAGTTGCGGGGCGAGGCCGTCCTGTGACGCCGGCAATCAACAACTACCGAGCCGTTGCCCACGTGGCTGTAATGGTCGCTGACGCGGTCCATGCCGGGTGCCTGGAGAAGTTCCTGTACATCTACTCGAACCTCGTCAAGGACTTCCCCCAGGCCTCTTGGATCCGTATCGCTGACGAAGCCCTGACCAAAGCTCTGAGGAAGAAATGAGCAAAGAAGACTTCATCTCGCAGTACATCTTCGCCGCCCTCCGCGGTGAGTGGTACCGCAAATGGGTAGGCATCGATGTTCCTGTCAGAACATTAGTGGGGGATGCCGAGATAGCCTACGACAGCATCCAGATCGTTTGTGGGAAAACGCTCTAACTTCGAGCGCCGCGAACGTGACTTCTATCCGACACCAGCAGCAGCCGTCGCCCCTCTCCTAAAGCACCTCCCAGAACCCATCACGTTCTGCGAGCCCTGTGCGGGCGATGGCGCTCTGTTGGAGCACCTCGAGGACGCAGGGCACCACTGCCTCGCTGCTTACGATATAGAGCCACAGGTGTCGTGGGCAAACTGGGGCACTGGTATTGAGCGCCTCGATGCCCTCGAGCTCTCCAAGCCCCTCCTGCACCATGCGGACTACATCATCACCAATCCGCCGTGGGAGAGGAAGCTCCTCCACAAGCTGATAGAGACCTTCGCGCATCTCGCGCCCACGTGGCTTCTCTTCGACGCCTCCTGGGCCTTCACCAAGCAATCCCGACCATACCTCCCGTATCTCCGCAAAATCGTAGCCGTTGGCCGCGTGAAGTGGATCGAAGGGAGCCCTCACACAGGAAAAGACGACTGTGCATGGTACCACTTTGACTCCTGCCGATGGGAGCCTCCCGAGTTCTACAACGATTGAACCATATCCCCCGGTCGAAAGCGACCTCGACAGTCTCGCCCGCATCCTCCACCGCACCAGCCGCACCCGCATCCTCGAGTATGGGGTAGGCCACAGCACCCTGGTGTTTGCCCGACACATCCGCGAGATGTGGGAGCTTGCGCTGTGGGAGACAGTTGACGCTCCCGATTGGCCCATGCGTGTCGACGTTGTCGATGCCGGCATGCCGTACATCGGGATTGCCGCGAAGCGTATCGTCGACGAGTTCAAGGAAGACGCCGACCACCTCGTCACCTTCCATCACAAGGTTCCGGCACTCACCAACGTCGGCAACCAGATTGCCAGTTGTTACCCGTTCGTACCGACGTTTGCTCCGGACTTCATCTACATCGATGCTCCAGAGACCTACCAGACGAAGATGCCAGAGGCGCTCGAGCCCATCACGGCTGACGTCCTGCGCTATGAAGCCTTCCTGCTGCCGAACACCATCATCGTTGTCGATGGTCGGGCCATGCAGGCTCGCTTCCTCTTCCGGAACCTGAAGAACACCTGGGCCTACAGGTACTGCCCTGAGAGGGACCAGCACTTCTTCGTGCAGAAGGAAGGCACCCTTGGCCTCGCCAAGCACGACCGCATCATCAAAGAGATCTACTACGCCAAAGGCGAGTGGACAATCGACGACCTATAAGAAAGGAGAAAGCGCACACCATGGCATGGCGCTCCAACGAGAACCCAAACTTCCGCTCTAAGTTTTCCGAAGACATCTTCCGACAGAAGTACAGTCACGAAGGTGCTGAGACATGGCGCGAGCTCGCCCAGACCCTCGTCGAGGACGTCTGTGCCGGCTTGATGCCGGTAGACGAACGCAAGCAACTGATCGAGTACATCGACCAGATGTATTTCCTGCCGGGTGGCAGGTATTTGTATTACGCGGGCCGCCCGAATAGGTTCTGGAACAACTGCTATCTCCTCCGCTCAGAAGAAGACTCAAGAGAAGATTGGGCGAACCTCAGTTGGAAAGCTGAGTCATGCTTGATGACCGGTGGAGGTATCGGCAACGACTACAGCCTCTACCGCCCTAAGGGAGCGCCCATCAAGCGCACTGGTGGCGTTGCCTCTGGCCCTTTGTCCAAGGCGTGCATGATCAACGAGATCGGCAGAAGGGTCATGCAGGGAGGCTCGAGACGCTCTGCGATATACGCGAGCCTCAATTGGCTGCATGACGATGCCGACGATTGGATCGAGGCCAAAGCCTGGAAGAGCATGATGGTCCCCGGCACTGACAAGAGCCTGTGGGATCTGAAGCAACTGGACTTCAATTGGCCCGCGCCCCTCGACATGACCAACATGAGCCTCAACTATGATGACAAGTGGTTGAAGCTACCGTTTCCCGAGAAGAGCCCCACGTTCCTCAAGAACGTCCGCCGCGCAATGATGACCGGCGAGCCTGGATTTTCGTTCAATTTTGGCGACAAACAGAATGAGACGTTGCGCAATGCCTGCACTGAAGTCACGAGCGAAGACGACTCCGATGTTTGCAATCTGGGGTCTCTTAATCTGGGTCGCATACCCGACCTTCTTACTTTCATTAACGTGGTATCTCTCGCTACCAAGTTCCTCATTTGCGGGACGTTAGGAGCCGATCTCCCCTACAAGAAGGTCTACGAGGTACGGGCGAAGAACAGACGCCTGGGCCTGGGCCTCATGGGGATCCACGAGTGGCTCATTCAACGTGGCTACAAGTATGAGGTCAACGAGGAGCTCCACCAGTGGCTCTATCAGTACGCAGGAGTGTCTGACGTTGTCTCTGTTCGGTTCGCTGATCACCTCTCTATCTCACGCCCTGTGGCTTGCCGTGCCATTGCTCCTACTGGAACAATCGGCATCATGGCTGGTACGTCGACGGGCATCGAACCGCTCTTCGCGACTGCCTACAAGCGCAGGTACCTCAAGAACGGCACCGAGTGGCACTATCAGTACGTTGTTGACAGCACCGCTCGAGACCTCGTCGATAGGTATGGGGTTCACCCCGAGACCATTGAGACAGCCCTCGACCTCGCAGGAGATCCAGAGCGCCGCATTGCCTTCCAGGCCTCCGTCCAAGACTACGTCGATCAGGCAATCAGCAGCACCATTAATCTCCCAGCTTGGGGAAGTCCCCTCAATAACCCCGACAGAGTCGAGGGCTTTGCTAAAATTCTTGCTGACCACGCCCCTCGTCTTCGAGGCTTCACCTGTTACCCAGACGGAAGCCGCGGGGGACAACCCCTCACCCCAATAGCATACCAAGACGCTCTCGGCCTCGAGGGTACTGAATACAAGGAACACGACGTCTGTGACATCTCCGGAAAGGGAGGCGTATGCGGACTGTAAAGGAGCCACTATGTGGAAAGGACTGATAATTGCCTGTCTTGCAGGTACTCCTATCACTGACTGCAAACCTTCTAATCCTGCTGTCATGGTGGACAGTTTTAAGCCACCGACCAAGTCCTACGAAAGTCTGTTTGCTTGTCAGTTCGAGTCTATGGCTTTCGCTGCTGATGTGGTGGTGCCTGGGACTGTGGTGAAGGTCTACTGCTCGAGCGCAACCAAGCAGGGAGCACCGGGCGCATGACTGCCATAGACGTCTATGGAGTGGACTTCAAGCGTACCCGCACCGGTCCACCCCTGCCACCCTCGCGCTGGCTCACGGGCTTCGTGGCGCTTGTCCTGGGCATGACCATCTCATTCCTGTTCAACGCCTGGATGTTCCAATGACCCCTGAGGAACTCATAGAGGCGCTGAAGGCTCTCGCCCGCGACCAAGTCTACCACGTAGGCCGCGTTGCTGCGGCTGCGCTCGATCACATCAGGCTTCTCGGGCACGAGATAACTCTCCTCGAGCGAATGCTGGAGGCAGACAAATGACAACTGAGGAAATCGTCAAGAGGCTCGAGAGCTTCGCCAAGTGGGACACCATCACGAGTGAGTTCTCGCATGAGGCCCATATCTGCTGGAAGGCTGCGAGGGAGATCGAGAGACTCCTCGCGGCTCAGTGGGCTCTCGACGAGGCGAACGCCAAGCTTCAAGAGACTATACGCCAACGCTGGGCATACGGTTGTGGTCCGAACACGTTGGCGGGGAGTGATGACGTTTGATCGAACTACGCAATGACCACGTGACCATCCTGGGGATGCAGCAGAGTACTTTAGACCTCTTCAATGTCCCCCAGAATGCAGACCACGAGACATGGGCTATCGGACACCACACGTTTGGGCGAGCAGTCGCCTCGAGGGTGTTTGAAGCCCATGAGCTCCCCTACATCAAGCGCAAGAGATTCGAGAGCACCTATGTCCGACACTGGCTCAGAGGACTGTATGAGGCTGCTGCGGAGAAGCCTGTCTACACTCTGCACGAATGGCCGTACCGACTTGGAAGACATCATCACGTTTACGTCCCAAGAGTCCGTCCGAACGCTCTTGGTAAGCCTTATATCGAGTCTACCATTGGGTACATGCTCGCTGCTGCTTTGGATGCTCATCGACTCCATCGAATCAAGCGGCTCGACATCTTCGGAGTGAGCTTCACAAGTGAAGACACCTATGGCTACCAGCGTCCCAATTCACTGTATCTGCTGGGCCGGCTCGAGGAGGCAGGCGTAAATGTCAATGTCCCTCAGAGCGCGCGGAACAATCTATACGGTTCTGCATGGCCTAAGGGTGTCTATGGACTCCTCGAGAACCTTGGGCCTCTAAAGCCCCACATCAATTACGAACAAGACTCCTAACACTCCCATCAATCAACCAATGAAAGGATAGGAAGCGGGCCAACCCCTCGCGCCAGGATTCGGAAACCATCAAACCGAAATCTGAATCCTCGACCTCCATACGCAGATTCTCACACGGAAAGCACCGGTCCTCCCACACGGGGATCGGTGTTTTTCATGTTAGTTGTGGTATTACAGAGCGGTCCATGAACCAATCGGTTCAGGTATACCAAGAGATGGTTGTACGCATGCCGAGATGGCACGCGCCATGGTAGAATTGCCCCTGTAAGCCTCACAGAAGGCCATGGACGCGATTCAGGCCTTTAGGGCCAGTACCCTACCGGCGACCACGCTCGCGCTTGTCCTGGCAAGCCGCTGCAAAGATTTCGGGGCATCTATGGGGGGACATAGGGGGGCAATCCGTATTTTCAAGGCCATTCCCCACAATGTGACATATTTGCATCTTGCGCGATATATGCCGATATGGTTAGATCCGACTCGTTGGAAACAAGGAGTCCCCCGATGGACGTCAACCGGACTGAACAGATTGCAGCCATTGCCGCGAAGATTCGCGCTTTGCTCGCCAAGACAACCGAACAAGGATGCACGGAAAGCGAGGCTTTGCTCGCGGCCAGTAAGGCGCAACAATTGATGGAAAAATATCAGTTGTCGCTTACCGAAACCGAATTGCGAGCCGAGCAAATCTTGCGCGACCGGCGCCCCTCAAAGGGCCGCATAGACGACACGGTTCGCAATGGGCTGGCAATGGCAATCGCGGCGTTTACTGATTGCCGCTGTTACGTCAATGGCTATCGAGTGAAAGAAACCGTTTACACGGGACTCGAGTCCGACGTGCAATTCGCTCGCTTTCTTCACGATAGCCTTGCCGATTTCATAGACCGTGGCGCAAAGCGCGCGATGAAAGACGGGTTAGACCGTCGTTCGTTCTCACTTGGGGCAAGCCATAGGATTGCGGAAAGACTGCGCGAGGAAGTCAAAGCACGCAAGGCGGAAGCCGCTAAGAATCGCGGTAGCGGCGTTGATCTCATGGTTATGACTAAAGCCAATATGCTTGACCGGTTTTTCAAGGATATCGGACTCAAGCTTCGGTCGCGCACGCAATCGGTTGCGCGTGGTGATGGCGGTTCGTATTCCGCTGGCCATTCATACGGCAACGGCGCCACGTTCTCGCGTCCGGTCAATGGTGGCGGTTCTGTTGCGAGGATAGGTGCAAAATGACGGATCTACTCAAAGCCGGTTGCATCATTCTCGCAATGGTCAATCTGGTTATATGGTCCGCTGTTGCTGGCAATATATCCCACACTAGGCAAGTATTGCCTTCTAAAGTAGATGTACTAAACGCCGCTTTCC